TCCACCTGATGCTGCTGCTGCATCTTGATTTCTTGCAGCCATCATTTGTGATTGTCGTATAGCTTCTCTTTTTTCTATATCAGTTACTTGTTGCTGATAAGGCGACATAAACCTTTGTAGATTTTTTTCATACTCAAGAGGATTGTAGGCTTCACCTGAACTTCTTGCAGTATATGCTGAACCTCTAGTTTCAGGTCTATACCCAGATGTTATTTGTCTTCCTCCGTAACCAGAAGCACCTAAAGTACCAGCAGTATAAGTTGGTCCAGCTTCTCTAGCAGTATAAGAAGAACTAATAGTTCCTGGTGTATAACCTTGATCACCATATCCTGCAAGACCTGATAATGTTGTACCTGCATCTGTATATTCTTGAGGAGTACCAGAAGCTGAATAGCCTCTAGTCATAGCCTGTCCTGTTAATTCATCAGGAGAAAAATAAGCTAATCTTGCTCCACCATAGGGAGTATATCCTTGTAAACTTTCAGCCTCACCACGTTGTAATAGCCGTTTAAAATATGGCTCTACATATTCAGGTAAGTCTGTACTATAGACAGTTTGTTCTGTTGGTTGGCTTCCGCCTCCTCCTCCGCCCATACTATATCTCCTTTATACATTTATAAGTTATTTTGTTATAACCATGAAATTTTCCATGATCTCGTATTTCTTTTTTATTTGTCCAAAATTCTATACTTTTACATCCAGAATTTTTAGCAATTTTTTCTATATTTAATTGAAATTTGTTTGCACCAGAATTTTCTTTATACCAAGCAACCCATAACAATAAATATTTTTCATTTGTATAATTTCTTTTTAATATCTGTGTAATTAAAAATCCATCTTTTGGTTTTATGTCTTCATCTAACCATAATGTAGCAGTATTGTTTTTACATGAACGATAAATATCTTGTGCAGTTTCTGATTCATATGTTTGTTCTTTTATAGAATATATACCATGCTTGATATCTTCCCAATATTCATCAATATTTGCTTGTATTAAATTCATTGTTTACTAAATTGCATTTCAAAAAGTAAATTATTTTTTTTCCATTTTGTATCTTTATCTGTAAGCCAATTACTCATACCTTCCCTTCCTACAGCTTCTATACCATTACAATTATTAGTTTTAGCCCAATTTAATAAAATTGGTTTACCTATTTCCATCCAATCTTCCATGTTTTTACCTGATAACTGCAATATGTTTAACATTTTTAAACCAGTTGGATAGACAACAAAGTTAGTTACTACACATCCTTTAACGGAATCATCTTCCACATTATAAACAACCCATAAATTTGCATGATTATCTATTAATTGTTTATAAATAGTATCAATAGTATGTCTTCCATTTGATCTTTTGCAGGCACGTTCTAAAAACTTTTCTACATATTTCCAAATTAAATAAATATCTGTAGGTAATACAGCAGATATTTCTATATTGTTTTCTATATTTAAAGCTGGTTCATTCATGCAGGCAATAGTCCTCCAGCATTAGCTAATCTAGGTGCTTGTTTTGTAGTACCAGTTTTTTCTTTTCTTACTCTGTCCATCATGTCATAAAGTTCTTTAGAACCAGCATCTGAACTACCATCTCCTAACATTGATACTACATCAGCAGGAACAATAAATTCATCTTGTGATACAGCTATTCTTTCTTTATCGCCTATCATGCCTCTAAGATCGTCATCCATTCCGCCTTCACCATTACCTTTTATCTGTCCTTGTGTTTGTGCTCCTGGTACTACAGATTGCAATACAGCTTCTCTCAATTGCATAAATGCTTCATTACCATATTTGGTTAAAAACATATTTAAAGCTTCTTCATTATTTGATTCACCTAATAAAAATGCTGTAACTTCTTGTGTAAGAGGATCATTTTGCATATCTGTCATACCGCCAGCTTGCATATAACCCATTTCTTTTCTTACTCCTACAGGTAAATTAGGTAAACCTTTGTTACCTTCAGGAATAGGCTTTAGTGTGTCGCCACCTCCTTTTCTAGTTACTACAGGTATTTCTTCTTCTGGTATTAAGTCAAAAGTATTTGCTAATTGATAATCAATAATTGGTTGTGTTATACCAAAATCTTGTCCTCCCATAGGCACAAAACTTTCGGGTATATCAAAATTTCCCATTCCACTCATTATTGCAGGAATATTTATATTTCCTATATTAGGAATATATACCCCTCCTCCTATGTTATTAGGGTCTATTACATTAGGGTCTGTAAAATTATTTTCACCTTCTTGTTCATCTAGCGTAACTATTTCATCATCAAATACTACTCCAGCAGGAGCTGGTGTTCCCTCACCCATTGGTAAACCTAAATCAGTACCAGTAATATCTAATGAAGGTAGTGTAGTGCTGTATGGCACTAATCCTGCTGGTGCTTCTCCTGTATATGCACTAAATGGATCAATAGATGCTTGTCGCCCTTCAGGTGATATGACTAATGGATCACCGCCATATCCTCCTTTAGTGCCTGTATATGTATCTAAAACAACTGGTGGTCCACCTGCTTCTAAACCTGATGCAGGAGCTGATATTGTAGCTGGATTAAAATACATAGTTTCAGGATTAAAGCCAGCCATAAAGTTTGGATTTACATCATAAGCTGCTCTTGCAGGTGCAAATATTTGAGGTAAATCACCACCTGTATAAGAATCGTCTTCACCATTAAATCCTCTTATAGCACCGCCTCCTGCATAAAGTGTAGGTTCAGGATTCATTAACATGTTCTGTCTTCGTTTTTCTTCTCTTTCAGCTTGCATCCTAGCCATCTGTTCTTCGTAGTCTGCTTGCATCATATCCATGCCATACATAGTTCCAGTTGTTCCTAGTCCTGCTAATGCTAAAGGATCATCCATAGCTGCTGTACCAATATTAGAGAACCCTTGTCCTATATCATAACCTCCTGTTGAGTCTGTAAAAGAAGCTCCTAAAGATTCTAAAGCAGTAGGATTACCAGCTTTTGCTCCAAAGTTTGCAATAGCGTCATCAGCAAAAGGTTGTAAATAATTATCTGCTGCAGGACTACTCATAAAAGTATTTAAATTAGCTTGTCCTAGTGGATTTAATGTTTGAGGTATAGAAGTACCAGTTACAGTTGGTCCAGCTTGAAGTGGATTGGCTAAAGCAGGATTAGTTGTAGCTATGTTTTGTGTCATAGCACTTTCTAACGCACCTGTAGGCGAATAGTTTAAACCTGTTGTAGGATCAGTAGGTAGACTTGTTGTTGGTGTTGTTAAAGCATCTTGTCCTATTTGTGTATTTCCAGCTCCAGTTAATATTCTAGTGCTTAATCCTGCTGTTAATCCTGCTTTTAATCCTTCTTTAATATCTCCTGTAACTGCTGTTTGTGCTAATCCTGCACCTATTCCTGATAATGCTCCAGCAGATAGACCACCTATTGTAGTTCCTAATAGACCTGTTCCTGCTAATGCACTAAAACCCATGCTACCTAATAAAGGTGCTAGAAATGGTAAGAAAGCTTCAGGTTGTCCTGTTTGAGGATTAACAGTTATAGGCATAGCTGATGCTAAACCTTTAACCTCTGCTGGATTAACGTGCAGTAACATAGAATCGCCATAACGACCTTGTGCTGCTACGTTTTTAGTTTGTTGTTGTATATCCATAGTATCTCCACCTTGTTTCATAATTCTAATATCGCTTCTACCACCCATACCTGTGCCTTCTTGAGGTCCATAATAACCCATAAAGTTTCTTACTTGACTATAAGGATTAAATCCTGCTTCACCTATACTAGATAAGTATTCACCAAACTTAGTCAATCCTTGTGCTTTTGTTGATGGCTTGAAATCATATATATCTTGTATTCTATAACCCCCACCTTCTTGTGGTATTGCTGATGCTTGACCTAAAAAAGTTTTTAAATTGTATGCAGGATTTTGTAATTTATTAAATAATCCTAACAAACCCATGTCTCCACCTACATCTGCATATTGAGCACCTTTTTCGGTAGTTTCATAATCTTTATACTCAATAGCATAAGGATTTAAACCTGATGCTTCTTTTTCAGCTATTCTTTCTGGTGTTTGACTTCTAGCTATAACTTTTTTTAAAGTATCTCTTTCTTCTTTTGATAAATCTTTTTCTGTTCTATCTTGTCCAGGACTAAAAATTTGTCTTATATTTATAGGTAAAAAAGATTCTTCTTCTGTAATAGAAGGTTTTACAGTTTCTTTTTGTTTTGATTTTTCTTCTATTGTTGTAGGTTTTTTATCTGCAAATGGATTTAAACCTGAAAAAAATTCTAATAATTTTGGATTTAATTTTGTAGGGTCATCTGGATCACTTAAAGCAGAAAGTCCAACACCAGGAGACTCTTCTATTTTTTTTCTTAAAGATGACTCTTTATCAGTAAACGAAAATAATGACTCTCCAAAAGGTCTGCCTGTCATAGGAGTTGGTGAGCCTTCTTTAAAGTCAAATAGTTTTAAAGTGTTACCAGCTTTAATTTTATTAATATCTTTAATATTATTTAAATTAGCTAAATACTCGACATTAGTATTATACATTTGAGCTATTTCACTCAAAGTATCACCTTTTTTAATTTTATGCTCTGTAGGTATAAACACTATCTTTCCTCTAAGGTTTCACATCCAAACACATTAAAACTCATATCAACCGCACTTGTATAAACCTTTAATACATCTGTTTGATTAAGGGTTATACCTATAACTATAGCCAATGAGTCATTAGCTGCAACTGATTTGTCGTAATATAAATATTGTTTATCATCTGCACCTGCACCAGCTACATGAACACTCAATCTAAATGTTATGGCTGATCCTGTGCGATTAGCTGCCACAATAGAACTAATTGTAGTTTGTGTCATATCGGGCACAGTATATAAAACTGTTGTTGTAGTAGCTGATGGGTCTAACTGACCTAATACTTTTAATATATCAGCCATGTTTAATTCCCATTAATAAAAATTGTTTGCGTATAGCTGACTTACTAGTAACTGAGTCTTGTAATTTTTGTATATTAGTAATTTTAGTATTTATACTTTCTATTGCTTGTTCTATTGTTCTTCTTGTTACTGCTTCATTATTAGAATCATATTCTATATCTGCTGCTGGTAATGCTAGCGTTTTAATTTCAGCCATTATCTTTTTCCATCTGGTCTAATCTCTAATCGTAAATCACCTAATCTCCAACCATAATCACTAGATGAATTTGATATACGCAATGCAGCTTGTCTGCTTCTTGCTCTAGTATTTGCAAATGTAGAAGCTGGTGTTACATCAATAGTCTGTAATGTTGATAAATCTTGTAAAGGATAATCTCTACCTTTAATAGTAAAAGTAACACTATCACTCGTTGATTGTTGATCTCTAAATTCTATATCAGGTATTAATTTAGATATAAATGTAAATCTTTCTCCATCAGGAGCTAAATCAAAATCACTAGACTCTATGTAAGCAGTAAATGCTTCACCATCATTACTGTGTCCTATTTCTTGATTGTAAAGGTAATTGGTATTACTGCCTGATGTTTTAGCAGCAGCTAATGGAAAATCTAATGAAGGTGCTTCTATCCATGCAGTTCTAGTAAAGCCATCAGACGTTGTGCCTATTGACCATGTATTCTCTAGGTAATTATAAATAACATACTTATCTATTTCTATACTATTAGCTGAAGGATAAAACCAAATTACTTCATTATTATTTTCGTTTGATGTACCAAAGACTTTAAATTGTTGACCTAAATTTATATCTGAATATATATGATCTAATACAGTACACGCTAATCTTTGTGCATTACCTGAGTATGAATAAAATCCACCCCTATCCATAAAGTAAACTCTATTATTGGCATTTACTGCTGCATTAGGTGATATTAGTGAAGGACCTTGTGCTACTTCTGAAAAAGAAAAAATGAATGGTTCACCAACAAAACGCATAGAAACTATGCCAACATCAGTCCATATAAGTATTTCTTGTCTTGTGCGTAATGCACCAATAATTGTAGAGCCTTGTGATAATTGAACACCACCTGCTTGATTAGTTGATGTAGGTGTCCAATCAATAGAACTTTCTTTATCTGACCATCTAACTAATAAAGGGTCTGCTGTTGATCCACCAATAGTATTAGCTCCAAAACAAATTATATGTTTATCTACATCTGACATCATTATTTGTAAAGCAATAATAGGTGGATTGCTTGCACCTGATAAATCTGAAAAAGCTACTGCCCTTTGTGTTGCACCAGCACTTTCATCCCAAAGAAATATACCACCACCTCTTATACAAGATATAAGATCATCTCCAAAATTATCTTGTGACCATAATCTTAACTGGCTAGAAGCTGATATAGGGCTTACTGAACCAAATGTGCCTGCACCCCAAGTACCTGCACCCCAACCTGTTCCTTTAACAAAAACATCTAAACCTATACTAATTTGATAAGAACCATCTACTGCTGAACCACCATTACCACTATCGCTAGAGTTTGCTGTAACTGTATTTCCGTCTGTATCTTTAGCTGTTATCGTATATGTATTAGTAGTTAAAGTTTTTAATATTTCATATTCTTGATTTAAAACATCTGCTGTTACTAATCCACCTAAACTTACTGCTTGTGCAAATGTAACAAAATCTCCTGTTTCTGCACCATGACTTGAATCAGTTACAGTTATAGTAGAAGAACCATTTGTTGCTGCAAAGGTTATTGAATTTGTGCTTGTTTTTCTTATAGGAGTTATATCATTAAAATTATTACCCTGTTTAAGATAATATTTTAAATGTGTACCTACTCCAACATAATCTGTTTGTCCTTGGTCTCTATAAGAATGCAAGCTTCTACAAGTGCCTTGAAAATTATTTAAAGTATTTTTTTCCCATCCTGCTATCTTTTCTGGTCGCCCTTTGCGAAATCTTACTTTATCAGAGTCAAACCAACCACCCTCATTGGAGTAGTTAGTTCCTTCTTTATTTATTCCTGGTTTAAAAACAAATTTTGCTAATGGCATTCTAGACCTCAATCCATTCCTTGCCTTCAAAAAGCAATGCTTCCGCTTCTCTTCGTCTAATTAATCCTTGCAATGTTTTTCCTCCAGCTTTATTCCATCTTTTAATTTGTGATGGTGTTGTATGATAGTCACCTGCATTAAGTAATTTTAATAGTGTTGACTCACCAAGATTAGTTGGTCCTAAGTTATAAACCCAACAAACTAAAGCATCAAACTGACATTGTTTTAAAGGTACTGTAACCATGTCATTTATATAACCTTCATATTCAGGCATTTCTTCTTGTAGCAAATGTTCGGCTTCGTCTTGATTTATGCTATTACCTTCTTTAACTTCTTTAGTATGACCATATCCTATAGTCCAAACACCTACAGAATCTTGATATGCTTCTAATTCACAACCTTCAAACTTTTTAATTAAAGCTATCCCCTCTT